AGTCTCTTGAGCCTTCGTGGACCGCCGAGCAAAGAAACTAGACGCCGCCCGTAGCTTCTCGGTCTGCTGGTATGCCACGATGTCTTGGTAGGAGCAGGGATTCTCAGCGCCGTAGGTAGTTCCATTGGGCGGGCACGACGCGAGCAGCCAGCCGCCCACGAAGATCACCAGCACGACGTAGAGAATCGAGATGTCACCGCTAGTGCGAGATACCGGCATAGCTCATCCTGTCGATCCGCCCCAGCAACTCCACGATGCACGCCTCAAGATGCCGGTGCCGCCAGTTCCCGCGCTCGTCAACCATCGGCACTTGGAGGTCGTTGATCCCGTCGCCGTCCATGATCTCCCCGTGGCACAGCGCACACTTCCTAGCGAGTGGGTCCGGCATAGGGTATCCGCCATTCGGGATGCGCTGCGACCACCCGCCGCCACAGTGCGTTCACCCTCGCTTCCTCTTCCGTCTCCGGCCTCTCGGTAATCAACAGCCATTCGTCGCCACCGCATGAGCACGGGTACGGAGGGATCGCCCCCTTCGGCGTCGAGGTAACGACCATGCACGGGCCTTTGCACTGCCAGACCCAGCGGAGTTTAGGACTCGACATCGGATTGTTGCTCGACTTTCATGCTCAATTCCTCGAACTTGTCTTCCCAGCATTTAAGTTCGGCAAGTCGTCCATGTTGATATCCAGCCCAACACCAAGCGGCGCAGCAGAACACCCAGCCGATTAGTCCGAATACGCTCATTTGCTTTGCCATCCCACGCCACCGTTCTCATCGTAGAACGTCTCTACGATATTAGGCCCGTCGAGCGCGACTTGGCAAAAGCCGTTCATCACGCGCTGCGGAATCTCAGGGTCGTTCGCCAGCCGCTTCTCGTACCACTCCACGTTGGGGCTGTTGAGAACCGTCGCCGCGCCGTAGGGGACGCCGCCGTGCCCGACGCAGCGGCCCTTGAATCCCATCATCGACTTGTAGGCTGCGGCAAAATGTTCGTGTCCCCAATACCAGTGGAAAACGGCGGTAGTAGAGACACGCATAACCTGCTGATATAAATCTGTCGGGGCGCTGCCATCGTCGATCAGTCCGTTGTGGTGGGTAAGAACAATCGTCTGCTTGCCTTTTAGACACTGCCCCCGTAGGAACTCGCTCTGGAAGTCGGGATGCCCGTTCCCTCGCAGCGTCCCATCCATGTACAGCCCTTCGGGGTCGGCGTAGTAGGCACTGTCCAGCCCGACGATCACCCAGTTCGTGTTTTCGAGCGCGAAGAACGAGCAACCGCGTTGAAGCCTGAATGCGGGATGATCCAACGTCACGTCGTAATAGCCGTACCCGCCGCTGTACATGCCGTGATTGGACGCCATCGCGAACGAGCCGAGCCTTCCTTGGGGCCAGAGTGCCGCGAATAGATGCTTCTCTTCGTCGGCGGTGCCCGCGTAATACTCGTCGCCAAGGTGAATCGTGATGTCAGGCTTCAGCGCCGCCATCCGCGCCGCCACCCGCGTACTTGGTGCCGGATTCGACGCATCTCTCCAATCACCACAGCCCCAGTCCCCCGCAATCGCTATCTTCACTGTATCCGGTATCTGAATGACCTGAGCGTCGTGGTTGAACGGGTGGTGGTCGTGCATCGTCTCCAGCCAGCACGCGATGCTCTCCGCCCATCCTGGATCGAGATGCTCGTACCTGCCCGTGCCCCAAATCTCGCCGCTGGAATCGACCTGAGAGGTCAGCGCCACCTTCGGCACCGCGACGGCACCGACCGCAGCGTCGAGCGTGACGAGTTCCTGTAGCGGCACGGGCTGCTGGAAGCCTTTGGAGACGCGCTTGGCGTTCAGGCGGGCGGTGATGCGGGCGCGAACGTCGGGAGCGAGGTTGCCCCACGCCGCACGGATTCGGCTTGCGATTACCGGATCGATGTACGGCATGGGCGCAGAAGACTACGGCTTTGCGGAAGCGGCCTGCGCGATAAGATCGGCCTTCGCCTGCTTCAACGCTGCGATGGCGGCGCTGTTGTCCGTGGCCTTGAACTTCGACGATGCGGGCGGATTCTGAAAGGCGGCGATGATGTCGTCAATCAAGGTCGTCACGGCGTCGATGGCGGCGGGCAGGTCCGCGATGAGCGTGGGAAGCAGTGCGAGAAGTTGGGTCACCCAGCTAGGCATTTGCGTATCTCCTTTTTGCGAAAGTTAATTTATCTCACCGAGTAGTTGCAGAATTTGAGGCAGGTTGACGCCGCTGGGCGCGAGTCCGTTCGCGCAGATGAAATCTTTAGAACCGACCGGCACGCACTGGTCGAGGTACTTCGCCATAAACGCATTCGTCACCGGCCATCGCTTGCCCCACGTCACGATCAGCCATCCCGGATTAGTAGGACTTTCCGGACGGTATTCAACTCCGAGCACGTCGTGCCCGCCAACGATAGTTCCATCTCCAGAAACATCCCACGGCTGTCCGGCGTCGAATTGATCCAAGGCACTCTGAGGCAGGTTGAGTCCGAAAGGGGCGCATCCGAATAAACAGATGGCCCATCGAATATGATCGACGTTCGCAGGATCGATGATTCCATTGCCCGCCTCCATGTGTCTCACGCCCGCTATAGACATCCCGGTCTTCTGCATGTATTGGGCGGTAGTCACGAGGTCGCCGCCTTGGTCGCTATTCGGATTGTTTGGATCGAAGCCGGTTACTTCGGAGTAGAGCGCCAGCGTCTCCGCCTGAGTCGCCGTCACCATCTTGCCCGCACCCATTTGTGCGGTGCGCACCATGATGCGATGGGCTACGTCTGCAAATACACAATCTCCGTACTGGTCATTGCCGTCAATTCCAAAATCGCTGGCGCACTGGATGTCAGCGTTGCCGGAATAGCCCGGTGATGCCGATGGCGCGGCCCCGAGCGCGTCCAGAATCTTCGCCGTAGCGATTCCTTGCAGAGTCGTTTTGAGTGTGCGCTTGAACGGCTTCAGTCCGAGTTTCATAGACCGGGCCTCGGCGTCGGCGCTGACGTGATCGAAGCCACGGGCCACGGCGCATTCGCTACGGCGGTTGGCGATGGCGTAGCAGTCGGTGTGTCAGAGGCGCTGGCTGAGGCTGTCGGCTGTGTGCAGACGTTCAGCGATGAGATGCCCGGTATCGAGCACAACGTCGAGCATCCGTAAATCAACATCGAGAGTGCCGCGAGAACAATCAGGTTACGAATCATGCTTCACCTTTTTCTTGGCGTTCTCGCGCGCAGCTTTCGCCTTGGCGGGAGTTTTGGCCTTACCGCCCTTCCGACCAAGCGCGACTGCGTGCGGGTCTTTTTTCATATAGTCACAATCTCAAGAATCTTATTTTCGCCCTGAAGCGCGCAACCCCAACAAGTATTATTACAGTCGCCTTCTTCAATCTTCGATTCAATCGCACCCCCAACAAGTCCGGTGCCGGGGCATCCATTCTCCTCAATTTGGAAATGGGGATCGCCGTAATTGTCAGGCCAATCAAGTTCCAGAACTAACGTACACTGAACCTTAATTCGCCGCATGCGCGCATAGTAAGCCAAGCGGTTGGCTCATGTCAACTTGGAACGGGAAAAGAACGGCGACGAAACCTGCGCTTTCGGGGGAGAAATGGCAGGCCCGCCGCCGCGAGGAAGCTTACGGACGTGTGGTCGGAGTTCCCGGCGTCACGACGATGCCGCCTGTCGGACTCGTGGTCACGCTCACGGGCTGCGTGAACGAGAAGGGTCCAAGTGAGCCGTCGTTCCATGTCGCCGTCACCAGCACGTTGGCCGCACCGGGAGTCAGCCCATGCACGGCGAAGGTCATGCCGCTAGGCGCATCGACACTCAACACGGCGGGCGTGTCCGAGGTCGGCGCGGGCGTCAGGGTGGCGACTGTGCTGATGTCCACCGGCTGCGGCGGCGTGCCACTGTCAGCGCCCATCACGGTGAACGTGTCGTCCTGATTGTCCATCAGGATGAAGGTCGCAGGCACCGCAGCGCCCGCACGACCGGCTTTCAGACCCGAACTCTTCTTGACCAGTGTCACACTCTTTGCTGCGCTCATTCTCGTTCTCCTTTGGGTTACGGTCGGGTCGTCGGCGCTCCCGGCTCTACTTCAATTCCTGTCACGACAGGCGCGACCACTTCCTTTTTGATCGCCGCTACGTCGTCGGCTATTTGCTTGATGGCGGCGGCGCTGTCGGCAATTCCGGTAGCGATGGTGGCGATGCTCGTCTGTATCGCCTCGGCGGCTTTTTGCGTGGCCTGAACAGCGTCGCGGATTTCCTTTAGATACATCGATCACTGACCTTACGCCGACGCGCGCCCAATATCAAATTAAGGGTCGATTAATCGCGTTCTTTGCGGTACGGGATGCTCGCGGACCCGCGCCATGATCCGCTTAATGTCCGCCGATATTCGCAACTGCTCAGTCTGGTCGCAGCCCCGTCGCAGCCAATCCGCGTGCGCTTCGAGGTCGTCCATCGCGTCCTCTCGGATGAGGAACGCCTTTTCCTCTGGGACGTAGATGCGGCGCTTCATTTCGTCGTCGCGCTCGCCAACACGTTGCTGACAACAGCGTCCACCCGCGTCACCGTCTGCGCCGCCTGCGTTGCCTCTGCCTGTGTGACTGGCGAAGTAGGGTCGGTCGCCTTAGCCTGCATCACGATGGCGGCATCCGCGAGTTGCTTGAGCTTCGGTGCCGCATCCAGCGTGGTACCGTCGCTCTTGAAGTCCGAACTGCCCGCTGAGTGCCCCTTCACCCACGACGTGAGCAGGGTAAGTATCGTCGCGTTTACCGCACCCTTCACGCAGATCATCGAAATCGAGAAGATGTCCGATAGGCACCCTTGCAGCGTGATGCTGCCGAGAAAGCCGACCGTCACGGGCAACAGAAATGCTTGCCACCACCACGACTGTTGCAGCCTTCTAAGGTATGGAGGGAGTGGCACTGTGCTACTCATGTTTGCTATAATCTCCGCATGGCTTTGAAGTCTCTCAAAAACGGCTACCGTCGATTAGATGCCAACACCTACGAGCATCGCGCGATTATGGAAACGCATATCGGTCGCAAACTCGCATACAACGAAATCGTCCATCACAAAAACGGGGACCGACTCGACAATCGCCTTGAGAATCTGGAAGTCATGCTGCGCGGCGACCATCAACGACACCATCACGGCAAGCCCGACAAGCCTTGCACGGTCAGGGGTTGCAATAAGCCTCAACGTGCGCGCGGCTATTGCATCGGACACTACGCGCGATTGTTGAAACATGGCGATGTGCGCCAACAGTATTCTGCGGCGCAGCCACCTTGCGAGATTTGCCACCGTCCGGTCAACAGAAGAAGCAACAAGCCACGGAAATACTGCTCGCCGCGCTGTTATCGCAAAGCAAAGAACGCAAGAGAGCGGGCCGCTCGGATCATGTGACCACGACTGCTGGATGCGTCGGAGCCACGGCGGGAGCGGTACGGTCGCCATCAACGCACACCCATCCACAACTCCGGCAGTATCCCGCCGTGTCCGCCGCCCATGAAGCAAATCAGGAAGTTGAGCAGCAGGATTAGCCCGATGAGCAGATAGACCAGCGACACGATGGGAGTCCCCGGCGTCCCCGGCCACAGTCCCGGAAAGCCCGGAATGAACATGCCCAAGATGTAGCCGAGCAGCCACAGGGTGAATAGCGCGATGATGGCGTAGAAAACCAGATTCACGAGGCAGGTTAGTAACAGCATTTGCGTTCTCCTATCTCCCAGTTGGAGCCGTCGTTGCTGGCGGCGTTGGAACGTACACGACCTGCGGAACCGCTGGCGCGCCCCCGCCTACATTGCGCAACCACCCAGCAGCCGAAATCAGGATGCTCACCACGATCCCGACCGCCATGAGCGTCATCTGCGTGCTTTGATTCTTCTGTTCCTTTGTTCCCGAATCGTCCCGTTCACGTCTGGTGGATGCCGCCTCAGACCTTTCAAATCGCGTAACGAGGTCGGTCAGGCGTTGGGACACCTGCTCCATTTCGGTCCTTGTCGCCAAGCTGGTCCGCCAATCGTTGATCGTTGAGCGCCATTCGTTCTGTCCCTCGAAGCGCTTATCGTTCGCGCTTTCAGCCTTGGCTACAGCCTCTTTTGAATTATTCAGAGCGAGATTCGAGAGGTCCGACGCCGAGTCGAGCTTTGTCGTGAATAAGTGCTGCATCGACTCGAACTTGTCGAGCAAGAACTCGCGCAAAGTTTCGACCGTCCAGTGTCCGTTTTCGGGTTTATCCACGGCCCTCCTCTTCACGGCCTCACGTTAGCCACCAAAGCCATCCTAAACAATAGGCCAAGTACCGTATGCCAGCATGTTAGCACATCGCGTCGCCCGCTCTGATTCTTCGCCTGCCCACTTGGAGAGGAGCACAGCATCGCGTACCGGCTTCCACTCCCCTGTCTGTAGAGCCGTCTGTATCGCCGCTATCATGCCAGTGAAGCCTCTGACGCCGCCCGCGCCCATCGCGTGAGCCATGCTGACGATTGCTGCCTGCCTCACGGGGTCCAGCGCCGTGAACCACGCATCGGGAAACGCCGCGTACCAGCCCTGCACGTCATCCGTGAGCATCCGGTCGCTCTCGGCCTGCGTGATGCCCTTGATGTTCAGTGCGCGTCCTACACCGATGGTCGGGTTGCCGTACAGATGGCTCCCCGGCGCGAGAGGACGGCCATTATAGTCATCATAGACAACGAGGCGGTCCCCTTCCTCGTAGCGCAGCAAACTGAATACGTCCGTAATCGGCGTCATAGCGCCCCGCATTGCGAGAAGCCCAGCCGCCGCTTACCCAAAGACGGGGAGCACGGGACGGGAGTTGGTGCTCCACCTGTGGCTGTTGCCGTGGCGGTTGCTGTACTCGTAGCAGTCGCAGTAGCCGTTGCTGTCGCGGTAGCCGTGGCAGTGGCTGTTGCCGTAGCTGTCGCAGTTGCGGTCGCTGTTGCAGTTGCAGTAGCTGTGCCCGTCGCAGTTGCCGTGGCAGTCGCGGTAGCTGTTGCAGTCGGAGTCGGCGTGATCGTGTTCCCGCCGAGTAGCGGGATGGATTGGCCGACAAAGATTGACGATGCCTGTGCCGTCGCCTGTGCGGTAGGTGCCGTACCCGATACCGTGATTGGATATTCGTATGCGTCAACAGTACCAGCAGTGACAGAACCTCCTATCTGGAGTTCCGTATTAAATGGCGTGAAGTTGGTAAACGATGCAGCGCTGTTGGGCGAGCACAGGATTGTGACCAGCGTATCTAGAGAGATCGCCGCCTGACTGGGTGCGCTTGCCGTAGTGCTGGCCGCTCCATTTCCACCGTGCGGCGTGCCGTCGACTTGACATCCATTTAGCCCTGAAAACGCCCACGACACCCATTCAGACGTGCTGTTGCCTGTCCATGAAAATGCTTGTGTCGATGCGTCTCCGGTGACATAGCCTTTAAGTAGGGTCGTGCAGTTTCCGGTTGACGTGTCGTTGGTAGAAAGCGCATTTGTCCATGCGCCGCTCGTCGCACTTCCTGAGACCGCAGTCGTTTGGCTGGTACGATAGATCGTAACTCCGTTGCAATCGCCGTTGGTCGTAGACGCTAGAGTGGCCGTCACGGTCGCCGCACTAGCCCCGTTACCAGACGTCGGAGTT